CGAGCAGTTCAAAGTGGTATACACCATTCAAGAACACAATTATTCAAGCGATTCTATTCGTATAGTTTTGCTCTCGAACCAGAGCGGTGGTATCCAACAGGACAGATAAATTTTAGTTTAATTAAAGAACAAATATTAACATTAACCCTGAATAGTCAGGAAGATCGTAAAAGAGAACTTAGAGTTTTAGGGCTAAGTTATAACATACTCCGTGTAGAAAACGGAATAGCTAAAACCCTGTTTAATTTATAATGAATCAAAGAGAAAAAGACGCAACCGAAAACTTAATTGAACAGGTCCAGGACTCTGCTATTAATATTATTCAACCCATATTTGAAAGATCCATGGTTCTCGCAGCAGAATACGCAAAAGCGTGTGGTAGAGATATGTTAGTTGGTGAAGACTTGGAATATGCAATGAAATATTGTGCCATGAATGAAGTTGGTAAGAAAATGGGTACATATTTCCCGGAAATATATGAAGAATCTTCAGATGACGGTTATGAAGAAGATATTGAATTTGAAGACGAAGAAATTCCTTTTACGCGATACACAGGGCGAGAATATAAGTTCGTCAAAATGAATATGGCATATGATAACTGGAATAAATGGGAACCAAAAAATCCGTCAGAATTATTGTTAAAAAATGCTATAGATAGTAATGAACACATCGGAGCCTGAGGGGTATGTGACGACTTCTGAATATTTTAAATTATATGACGATGATGAAAGTTCTGATACCGAAAGTGATTCTGATACGGAAACAGATTCGGGTTCCGAATCAGGGGCAGACCGTGTAAATATGGGTATGTTAAAAGGGTATATGAAACCTAAACGTTATAAAAAAATTTTAATTGAAGAAGATTTACTCCCCGATTAAAATCTCAGGATACTATATATAAAAATGTCTACTGCCGCTGTTGCTGAAACTGTTACGCTCGTCGCTCGTGAACTCGAGTCCCAATCCCTCAACGCCGTTGTTGCGGGTTTTTCCTTTGCCGCCGCGCTCTCGTGGATGGACTTGGTGAGATGGTTGGTTAACCAAGTTGTTAAGGTTAACAAGAACGGTGGTATGAACTACACGCTCACGGCCTTGTTCACTACGCTCTTGTCCATCTTGGTCTATGTTGGTATCTCTCGTGTTTCTACACGTGTCCAAAAGCCAACTCAACCAATCTTCGCGGTTACTCGATAATTCTTGGTTTACGCATAACAAGTAATAAAACTAAACCGGTTGCAACTACCATAAGTATAGATACAAAAGCATCCCATTTACGCGGATCCTCTATTTCGGGGATACTCATAGGTGCAGGAAGAGGAGAAATATAGTCTTCTTCTGTTTTTTCCATTTTAGATGCATTCTCAAGTTTATTAGTATAACACGTTACTGCAAGTTTGAGTATATGATTAGCATGTCTAAAATCATATGGTATTAATCGGTTATTACTACTATAATAAAACTGAACACGCAAACTCGATATCGTTTTTTGTGATCCAGAATCAAAATTATGTTCTACGGTATCATCAACACCCGAAAAGTTAATTACATCACCGCACAAGAGTATACGCCCTGTATAAAATGGTGTTTCTGAAAATACAGTTTTGTTAAATTCATCAGAGCCACTACTCATTTTAACAATAATTGCATCTGGACCCTGTAAGTTAATACTTCCAGTTTCTAATGAATTCGATGACGACGATACATTTGAAGCAGGTAACCCTAAAATATCATGGGGAGTTGTATACTCACCACTTGAAGTAGATGTGTAACCATTCGTACCACCATAAAAGCAAAATGTAAAATCACTTGAACCCGTAAAAGTTATAGCATTTGTATCCTTATCAAAAGTTGCACCTGTAATTATAGTACATTTATCATTAACTTCTGCAGCTAATTCTTGGCCACTATAATTTCCAGCGTCTAAAGTTACAGTTTGTGTACTTCCTCCGTTTGTTAACACATCAAATGTTTTATTTCTATCGTGTATAAGGTACTGACTATTATGTATGCGTGCTGATATAAGTGAAATTTTAGTCACGTCATATATTGGATTTTTTAGATGTACAACATAATCACTTGGTTTTGGGTATAAAACAGGATCACGTTCACCACTATCTATATCTAAGGTATGTACCTTCATTAAAATATAGGAGCATTATTTTAATGAGTGTTATATCACGTTTTGTTTAAAATTAAGAAAGACTATGTGCTAATGGGTTACTTGCAAGTTGTCTTCTCGCAACATCCAACCCTGTACTGGATGCATTTGGATTTTCGTGACCCTTATAAGCATTAAGTTTGTGATAGTCACTATTTCTATATTGTTGGGTCCAACCACCACTTGCTGCATTTACTCTGCCATCAATTCTACTTGTATCGGAACGAACACTTGTAACCATACCACCTTGATTAAGTGCATCAGCGCGAACATTCATTCGACCTGGACCAGCGGTTCTACTTGGTTTACCACGGCGATCATCTGGTCTAAAACCATGCTTCATGAGATCTTCGGCTGTGTGAATAGAACCATATGTTCTCTTTTCACCTATTTTAGACGCTGGAGCATTTAAATAACCCCCGATAAAACTACTTATACCTGGAGCAGGCTGGTTGTTATATTGATATTGTTCAATCGTACCGTCCATTTTATTACGTGTCGGTTCCTGAGCTCTCGTAAGCGCCGAAACCGTTCTTTTTGCACCCGCAAATCCCAAAGTATCTGTTCTCGAACCCGTTTCTGATCTATTCGTTGTTCTCTTTGTACGCTCGTGTTCTGCTCGGGGTGTTCTACCACTCATACCCTGTGCTCTACCTGGTACAGGAGGGAGACGACCACAAAGAAACGCTGTCTTTTCTGGTCTATTGTTTGCAACTTCACCGACAATTCCTCGTCTACCACCATTTACATCAAAGGCTGGACCAGACCTACCTGGTAAAGTTGTTAAACGATATGCACCCACATTTTCTGGGTTTACACGAAACAATTGTTGATTCCCACCAAATGCAGGAACTTCTGGTCCGACACCCAAACCTGGACCAACCAATTGTTTTTCAATTGGAGATAAGTTATTCATTCTTCCGGTATCATACATACGATTACGCATGGACAATACTTCACCTCCAGAAGATCTCTGTTGTGGTGCAACTTCAGCAAACGAGCTCATCTCTTGTTTAGATGTATAACTTGGTTCTACAAGTGGTGATATTGGACCCGAATATTCTGTTTGTGATGTGACCTCCATAGTGGAAAAATCCGACGGCACCTCTGGTTCTTCTATGGGATTACCTTCTACTGTGTATTTTTCGTCTGGTTGACTCAATTTTCGTCCGGCATAAACTAAACCGGCTATAGCCATTATAGATATAGGGTCAGCCATTCTTATTTCTTAGCGAGATTTTTATTGAGGTATCTTTGCTGAAATAACCCATTTTGTGTTTCGGCACGAGTGCTCATTGGTTCATATGTTCTCGTTTTAAGAGGCAATTTACATTCAACATTCTGGAGTGGATGAAAATGTCTTTCGTATGTTTTCGCCAAAACTTTGTTAAATCGAGTTGTACTTTGTGGTCTGAGTCTATCAGACGTATCTATGTACTGTGCTGGAGAACCCTTACCTGCCATGTATGGAGCTGTGCCATATAACATGGTATTTGGTCTACTTGATCCATAGTTAAGGGTACTGGGCTGAGGATATACAAAAACTTCTTCAGTTGCACACGTGGATGGAACCGCGTGGTCTTTAACAACTTTCATTCCTGGTTGGAGTTGATACGCCATTTACTATTACAAAATATTTTGTTTATGGAAATCGAGTATCTACTAATGTTTTCAATGTAAAAAATTAACTTAACGATGGTCTACTTGCAGTGATTCTTGCATCTCCATTTGGTGCAAGTCCTGCAAACGCTTCGAGTTGTACACCCCTCGCATTTGGATCGCACATTAAAGGATTTTGGCGGCATGTATCATCTCGTTTACCATGTATAAATTCATAATATGGTGTATTACCTAAAGATGTATCCGGCATGCTTACGAATTGCCTCGACAACGCATTTCTTTGATATTCTGGCATTGCTGATCGCGA